AGCTTGGAAGTCCGATAAAGACGTAATTTTGATTGGCTTCATTGCAGGGCCCTTTTTGGCACGGCCGATTAGAAGCAATCCGTCATTCTCAGGAACCGCAGCAACAGCTGATTGGTCGATTTCTCTCAGTTCAATTCCTGGAGACAAAAAGTCAAACTTGGTAGGCATTAAAAACTCTCCTTTTTAAAATTCATTTTTCCTAGTAAATAGTCTTCTGAAAGCCCAAAGTCATAAATCTCGGTATTTCTCACCGTTCTTATCCCAAGGCTTATCATCTCCGATGATAACGCGCTCTCTTGAGATCTTGACTTCAACGATTGACTCTTGTCTTTTGACGAGCGGTTCGTTGATTTCGCCGTTGGTTTGATTGATGTATCCGAGGACTTTGATTTGCACTTTTGAGTTAAACATTCTCTCGTCTTGACCAAGGTTTGCTTGGTTGCTATTGATGCCATAATCATCTTGGATGAAAGCTTCATACTGATAGCCGTTGTTTTCAACGAGAAAGTAATTTTTCATGCTATTCATAAACAACGGAAGAAGCTCGTTCATCTGTTGTTGATATTCTGTTCTTATGTTAACTTCAAACATGCAGTTCAGATAAGTGGGTTTTGGGATTGAAATTGTCTCATAGACAATCTTTTTTGTGGAAACGGGTCCTGTATCGTCACCCTTTTCCTGACGCTTCCTAGAAGCGTTTTGAAAATTCTGTGTTTTGTCTTGTTGGATTACCTTTCGGATGGTTATTCTTTCGCCGTCTCCAATGTAAGCAGCTTGCACTGATCCTTTAAATGCGTCGTCTCTCGACACACTTGCTCTTGAAATGGTGATCAACGGTAGACGAAGCTTTCCAACCTTATCTCTTAACTCTTTGTTGTTCTTGATTTGAAAAGTTCTTTCAGTCCCCATCCATAGCACATTAACCTTTTCTCTACCGGCATTTGTCGTGGTGTGGGGATTTAAAGTTTCATCGACAAAGCGGTAAATAGCCGTGTCGATGTTTTCGAGAGTTGATGGGTGTGAAATTTCGTTGTTAGCCCGCATTGAATAGTCCGTCTCTTGCTCTTATGCACTCAGCGCCAACTTCAAATCTAGATTCAGGTTGTCCGAACAGGATTTTTGGCTCAATGAGCTTCACAATCTCGTAAAAGATCTCTCCGAATCTTACGAAGTCACCTTCTCTGACAAACAAGTTCTGATCTTCTGTCAATCTTCTCTTATGAAAGTTTACTTTGATCTTCGTTGCCTTGTCGAGAGCGATGTTCTCCATGTCGGAGGTCTCAACCCCTTGATACTCAACTAAAGCGAACACTCTGATTGGATGCAAGAAGTTTTTCTCGATTGCTTCTCCATAAATAGGGTGAAAATCTGTTGACTCCACATCTATTGGAAAGTAAAGTACTTGCTGACCAACCACGCGCTCGATAATTTCGTCATTAATCTGCTTAACGAGGTCTTTTTCTTTCTCTCCAAAGAACATTGGAGAGGGTGGTTGAGTTGGTCTTTCCCATTCTGACATTTATGTTACCCCACGAAGATCTTTAATGGCGTTTTCCCAACGATTGCATCAGAGTTCTCAACCATTGCCTTATCCGTCTCTGCTAACTTAGCATAGAGCATCTCATCAAGTTGCTTGTTAAGCTCTTCTCTAAGGTTTTGCTGCTCTGTTTGGGATTGAGATAGTAGATCTGATGCATTAAGTGTGACGTTATCACCGGGAATTGGGATTTGTCCGCCAAACTTACCTCGGATTTGTCCGAGAGTCTCTTTCGAAAGAGCCAAAGAGAATCGTCTAATCCATTGCTTACCAATTGAGTTGATGTTTTCGTAGGGAAGGTTCTCCATCGGCATGGTGTTCATGTTATTAACACCTTCGAGGCCTGTGTCGTACTCTCCCTCGGTAAATGCTTGGTTTCCACCGTCAACAGAGAATTTAAACCAGAAGGTTTTACAAGTCACGCTGTCCGGCATTGGATAAAGTCTAAGCTTGTTGTCGATGATCTCGTAAGAATAGTGAGATGTTCTTGTGTAAAGATGATCCTCATAAGCCATTGCTTGCAACTTGTTTTGCCAAGCAGGGATAACTTCAAAAGTAGAGCCATCAGCATACTGTCCATAGTTGTGGAAGTTACCAACAACGTTTAGTCCACCATAGTAACCATAAAATCTCCACATTTGTCGAGGAGTCACATAGAACATTTGGCGAATCTTAATTCTATATTTCTTATCTTCGCTTCCCAATGCGTTAGCAAAAGGTAAAGATGCATCGGCTACGGCTAAATCTTCAACAACCTTTTGAAGATCGTAGTCTTGTTCCATAGGAGTTATGTCAAATGATGCAGAATAGATTGGAGTGGTTCCTCCAACAACTGATTCTGTTGAGAACTTGTCTGCGATTTTAAACGCGTAATCAAATTGAAACTTTGGATATTTTAATGCTACGTCTGTGCCTGAGGTTAGGGCTCCTTTCTCATCAAAAGACCCTGTTGGAGAGCCTAGGGCGCTCCCTAAGGCGTTTCTTGCTTGGTGTAGGTTAACGATGTAAGAGTATTCCAAACATGCTTCCTCATAGTGGTTATAGACGTTCTTAGCGGTTAATTCAATGTCTAAGACATCACCACCCAAACGCTTGTGTGTGTAAGCAACTTGCGAAGCAGCACCAGATAAAAAAGCATCGGTTGAATAAAAACCGATTGCTAGAGATGCAGCAACATCTGCTTCCGTGCCATCCTCTGGTAGGGTGATTGCGGACGTTGTTGATGTTGGTGTTAAAGTTGGGAATGCCATAGTAAATCCTCCGTCTTACTAAATAGTCAACATAAAAGGAAACCCCCGAGCTTCAATCGCCCGGAGGTAAGGAGGTTAATGAAACAAACTTAATCTTTTTTCTTGGAGGATTTGCGAGTTGTTTTCTTTCGAGTTGTTTTACGAGCCGTCTTCTTTTCCTTTACTTCTTCTACTGCTTCTTTTGCTTCTTCAATAATATCTTCAGCAGTAGCTTTTGCTTCTTCGATTGCTTTCTCGACTTTCTCAGCAATCTCAACAACTTCTTCTTTTACTTCTTCAGCAGCTTCGGCAACTTTTCCAACAGCTTCTTCAGCTGCTTCAGAGATTGCTTCTGATGCTTTGAGGGCAGCTTGCTTCGCAGCAAGTGCTCGCTCTCTAATCATTCTTCTTTTCATTTTACGTCTATTACTAGCCATGTTATTCTCCTAATTTTTTCTAACTTTGTGACCACTCAACACCGTGAGTCATTGCTTGAACATACCATTTGGTCCCATCACAAATCAAATCGATGTAAGATCCACCTGTCGCACCTGCTGGTAGGGTTAATGTAGTTTCGTTAGTGTCTCCGAGAGACAACACCCCCACATTACCATCATCATAAATTGCAACCCCTTCCATTGCTGGTAAGACAATGTTCAAAGCATATGAACAAGCTTCTTCCAAGATAATTTTCATGTAAGATCCTTGATCTTTATAATTCACTGTAAGAGTGACATCTTCAGAGTTTGCTGTCACAAACAAGCAATAGCCCGAAAGTTTGCTGCTAATGTTAGCGCTAGATGAATAAGAATTTGTTAGCCATCGAGCAGCATTGAATGGTGTTCTTGCAATTTTAGCCATTTTGTTGATTCCTTTTGTTATAAATAGTTCATTAAATTGTTTATTTACTGCGGACCTGCATTGTAAATTTGTAGTAGTAGCGATTCGCTTTTGAGAGTTTGTTCAATTCTTACGCCTTGAATTTGTCCATCGATTGTTCGGTTGCCGGAAGAAGATCCGCTGGTTTTCAAAACACCTATGTGGATCGGCAGGCTCGTATGTGAATTTCCTATAGTTGCATTGTTCATTGACCCAATCTCAACTCCATTAAAATAAGCTCTAGCTGTATTTGTCGAAGAGTCTCTAGTCATTGCGACAAAGTGCCAAGCATTAAGGGAGATCCCATTGGTAACTTCAAAATCATCATTGATGTTATTACCAGCATTGCCAAAAGCATTATTACATGCGATTCGGATGCCCCCATCTGCGTCATTAGCTGCGCCTGTCACCACCTGGATGGAGAAACCACTACTCCAGTTTCCTGGTTGTAAATTACCTATGATGCCTGCTTGTTGCGTGGGAAGAGCATCTAGATAGACCCAAGCAGAATAAGTCATGTCACCAGTTGCATCATAATTAGAAGATCCCGGGATGGATCCATAATCAGAAACATTCCCAGGTAGATCTAAAACTCCGTTAGACATAGTCGCACTGCCATGTGCAGTTATTGTTTCAGAAACCAAAAGCGAATCAGATTGAATTAAATTACTGCTTGCAGCGACGACGACCTCTAAGGTCTTTTGTGTGGCTGTGTTTCCAGCTGCATCCGTTGAGTCAAACGTCAAATTATAGGTTCCAGCAGTGTTGAGATCTAAAGTATGGCCGCCTTGAGTGACGGAAGATCCATCGTCTGTTGTCGCAGAGAAGTTAAATGTGTCACCCTCGGTAAGGTTTACTACATGTGGCGTTCCGGTGATGTCTGCTAGGGTATCGGTGTTGGTCACTGTTATTATTGGTGCTATTGAATCAATAGCTGCAAGTGCTCCATCAATAGTTCTCTGTCTTCCCGAGTCACTAGCGATCCACAAAATCTGGTCATCAGTTAATGCAATTCCATCTCCAAATTGTATAGAATCAAATTCACCTTCAACAGAGGCTACGTTCGAGCCGAATCCTTGCGTTCCTCCAAATTTAAAAGTCGCATTGTTTTTAGGTGGCATATGTTTTGTTCCCAGTGTGGCCGTTCGGTGACCAGCTAGACCCACTTCTGCACCATTTACAAAGACGGCATTTACCATATGCGTTGACGACTGTTTGAATCTTATTACGAAATGTGTCCAATTTGTAAAGTCTCCAACACCAGCCTTGAAATGTTGAAACGGTCCAGTATCGTTGTTGTGCCAACCAAATTTAATGTTTGCATTTGTTTTGGCACCACCCGTCACGAGATAGAGTCGCCTACCACTGTTTGTTCCTATGAAATACTGATTGGCGTTAATATTATCAAGTTTTGCCCAAAATGAAATTGTAAATTCGTCATTTACTGTTTCTCCTGTTGCATTATCGTAAGCTATGAGACCATCTGTATCTAAGTTTAGCGCCAACCCTCCGCCGCCCTGGGAGTTGGTGTCTATAAGTACTCCATTGCTTATACTAAGATTCGCTGTGTTGGTCACTCTCGTGATGATTGCCGGAATATCCTCAACAAAGGCGGGGGTCTGAATTTCAACTGAGAAATCGAAAGTTGAAGTTCTTCCACCAGAATCAGTCACGCTCAATTCAACCGTATAATTTCCAGCGGTATTGGTGTCTACATCGTTTGTTACTTCTGTGATTAAAGAAGATATGTCATTCTGTAAATAGTCCTCCGCTGATGCAGTAAATGCAAAACCACTTCCGATGATTGCCACTACATCATCACTTGCATTAATAAGTGACTGATCACTATCCCTACGAACAGTAATTGTCGGGTTGACAACCGGTGCTGTAGTTATGGATTTGTTTTCCACGCTTGATGAATTTGATTCTTCCCCAGCACTATTGACGGTAATTGCGGTGATTGCAAAGGTTCCACTGCCCAAGTTCGTTGTTGTATATTCGAATTCTCCGCTTAAAACTGAGACGGGCTGTCCATCATCGTTCCCGTCGACTTTAACTTGAACATGTAGATTGTCCGAATAGGCGCCATTAACTTCACCTTGAATCCTTAGTGTTCCATTTCCATTGTCCGTAACGCTTGTTATAACCGGAACAATCACTTCTGTTGTAACAGTTACATCTCTAGTAACTGGAGTCGCTGAGTTCCCAGCAACGTCATCGGCGTTGTAAGTTACAGTGTAAGTGCCCTCAGTTGTTGTGCTAACCTGAGTGTCCCAGTTTGAAGTCGACGTTGCGACTCCAGATGAGGAGTCAGAAGCAGAGAAACCTGAATCTAGATTTGATCCAACGTTTGGCAAACCAACTGTCTGTGTTCCACCTGTTAGTGTGATTTCAGGAGCAACGCGGTCAATAAGAAGTCCGAATGGATCTGAAGTGTTGGGTAAATGATTAGATAGTGAGGCGACTGCGGTAAGGTTGGAGGTAGATTCGTTGGCAACGGTCATAGTTGCTGTCCAATCTGTCCCAACAACAGAGGGGCCGCCGGCAAGTGTGGCGGCGCCGCTACCGTTCTTGATTGAGATTGTAGATCCCGCGTCAGTTGTTCCTCTAAGCGTGAATGTTCCAGCAGTGTTTGACCAAGTTGACTTGGCTTCTCCATCAATTGTCAAAGTAGGTTTTTGAACTTGTGGTTGGACATAGTTGAAAGCAGGAGAGTATTCTCCGAAAGTACTTCGGTTTGGATTATCAACGCCATCTTCGGTGGCTTGAGCTTTTAAGGTGAAGTTGCTATTGAAACTTAATGCGACTGGACCGAATGACCAGTTGCCACCACCGTCTGATGTGACGGTTGGAGACAATGCAAGACTGTCTTGAAATAATGTAATTGTTTTTCCGGGTTCCGATGTTCCATTAGCAGATAATTCATTGATGTTTGCGATAGAGGCTGCTAAAAATACTGGTGCTGTTGGAGGAGTGTCGTCGACGATCTCTCCCGCAACTGTTTGAGACACAGTAACTCCGCCGTTAACAGCAGCATCTGTGATCGAGTAAATAATGTTGAAGGTGGCTCCGTGAGCCAAGCCTGAGTTCCATGCTGTGCTATCGACAGTTACGGTCAATGGTGTTCCATCGGGCTTAGCAGCACTGGCTCCTGCTGAGAAGTCAACAACTTCTGCAGGATCTGGAGAAAATGCTGATGGGACAGTGAAAGTTATTGGACCAGTGTCTCCGATGAATGACTTATTTTGAACGCCATTTCCAGCTGATGGGCTAAAATCGAACGTGTAAGTCGCATTTGGAAGATCGGTGGCTCTTGTTATAGTCCAGACACCTGTTGATGGAATCTTTATGGTGATTGGATTAATTGCTCCTCCGTCCTCAGCGATTGTTAAGGTTGCACCAGGTTCACCTTCGCCTGAAAAAGTCAAGTCATGTCTAGCTTCTAGACCGCTACCTACGAATCTGACATCCGATGTGATTGCAACGTTGGTGATATCGGCTGGTGTAGGCAAGACTATTGTTGGTGTAAAAGTAGAATTAATCCCACCTGTCCTAATAGATAAGGTTCCACCAGTGGCTACCGACCACACAAACCATTCAGAGCCGTTCGACAGTGTTTGGATAAAGCTTCCGTCTTTGACGTCATTTTCCAATGTGATTTGGTCCGTAGTGCTTCGAATAGGATCAATTGAGATTGAGCCACCCGAAGTGTTAAGCATTAAACCTTTGAAGGATGCTCCATTGGATGTCTTGAGAGTGATAGCGCCGGTCATTGTAGAAGTGTTGATTATGTTGAAAGTGAATGTGTCAGATATGCTTGGAAGTTGAACAAATAAGTCGTTAGATCCGATCGGAATTACAGTCTCTCCGTGATTTTGATTTGGAACTAATGCTCTATCGAAACTGAGTTTGCTAACCAACTTTCTATATGACTTATATACTGCTTTTGTGGACTTCATTGAAACACTCCCTTCTTTGAATTCTTTATTCTTCTTAAATAGTTCACTGAAAGGTCAATAAACAAAAAACCCCGCTTTGAAATAAGCGGGGTTTAATCGGATAGATGTTAGCTAAGATTATTGAGCAACATCATCACCCAAGAGACCACGAACGATAACCAATCCGTACATGTCCGGACGAACCATTTTCTTACCGTAACGAGTCATTACACCCTTACGAGGAACAAAGTCATCTGGTCCAAAGATGGTCGGTGTAGTTTGTAGTGGCACGTAAGGTGCATAAACATAACCAGACTCTAAGAAAGAAGAACCTTTACGTCCAACCAAGATGGCGTTACGTGGGAAGTAAGGATCAACGATAACGTCGAACTTACGGTTCAAAGAACCAACCTTAACAGCACCGATGTCGCCTTTGTCTGCATCAGCAGTTACGTTTGCACGGAAACCAGCTGTGAATTCCAAAACGTTTGCAACTTCAGGAGAAAGAACTACGAAGTTAGCACCACCACGCAAAGTCTTACGATGGATTTGTGCAGAAACGTCGTTGATAGTTTCGATCAAAGTTTCATACCATTCTGAAACAGTACCAGTGAAGTCAGGAGCAACTGAAGAGTTATCCAATGCAACACCAGTGGTGCGGTTTACGAACAAACCAGGTGAACGAGACCAGTAGAAAGTTCCAGCAGTAGCGCCTTTGATAAGGTCTTGCAAGATTTCACGATCGATTTCAAGAGCGATTTGCTCAGAAAGAATAGAAGTCAATTCTACTTCAGCATCCAAGTTGTGGTAAGCGTTCAAGTCTTGTCCAAGTTCTGGAGTCCACTTTGCTTTCAACTTTTTGGTTACTGCGGTGATCGCGATAGAGTCAACTTTGATGTCGATCTCTGGGATCTCAGCATTCCCTTCAAGTCCCCAGCTAGCCGCACCAGCAATAGATCCGATTCCACCAGTAGGACTAGCGTCAATGGTATCTGCAGAAGGATAAGAAGAATGAACTTGAGTTCCTTCCCATTCACTTGCAGCGGCACCGGTTGTGATATCACCAGCAATCATAAGACTAGCAGCACTGATAGCACCGTTAGCTTTGTTTGCATGAGAGCCTTGTAGTGAAGCTGGAACGACGTAGTAAAGGGTAATTGTGTCAGTTGCCAAGTCATAAGAAGTTAAACGACGAAGTTGCTTGAAAATGTGAGCACCAGTCAAAGTCCCAGCAGCAGAATCCCAGTTGTCTTTAGTTCCTGTAGTATCTGTGAATTCATGAATCGGAGCGTGAATTTGAGACAATTGTTCCATGTTCATTGCAAAACCTGTTTGTTCCATGTTGGTTTTAGTAATAGTCAAACTTAAGATTTTACCAACAGCAACAGTTGGGTCACCAGCATGTTCAGACAAAAGATCTGCGTCAAAGTCCAATTCTTGAAACAAAGCTTCATTTATTGAAGCGGCTCTGTTGTCCAAAACTGCAGCTGAAGCGTCAGCATCAAGAACAACTGTCACAGCGTTGGTGATTGAACCAGTTGGAGAAGAATAAGCAGCTCCAAGACCATATGGTTGTTGATCCATAGTGTTAGAGTTCAAGTTAACCCCACCAGTGATCTCAGCACCCACAACGCCTTGTCCGTAGATAGAGCGATCTTTTTCAGCACCAAGACGACCATTTGAATCTGCATCACCGATGTTTGAACCGAATGTGAAATCCATGAAGAAGATCAGACCAGATGGCAAAGACATCGGCTGAACACTTACAAGATCGTTAGCAATCAATCCAGCGAATACACGACGGACGATTGGGAATGCAACAGCAGCGAAACCTTCAACGTCTCCACCTGCCATTGTGTTAGACTCACGAAGAAGTTCGCGAGCTTGATTTTCTAAAAGACGAGCCATGCCAGCCTTTTGTTCGTCGTTAGACAAGCCTTCCAAAAGACCAGTCGCAGACCATTTATTCAAAAGAGAAGCACCTTCTTGTTGCATATTGCGGTGTACCATCCCTTCTGTAAGAGTTTCGATAATAGACATTTTTAAAATCTCCTTAAATTATTTTTTTATGCCTGCAAGACGTTGCATCATTTCCTTCATAGGATTATGCCCAGTCTTACTTTCGTTAATGTTTTGCCTAGAATTCAGCATTGCGCTTAAATTGCTTTTGCGATTGACAGACTCGCTCAGTGATTGTGGACCTCTTTTGCTATTAGGCGTCGATCCCACTGTGGCTTTGAGCGTCTCGAAAAGCTGCTTTGCTTCTTTCGTAGACTCCGCATTTGCGATGGCGTCGACAATTTTTGACTTTTGTCGCTCATTCAGGGAGGCATCACCCAGAGTGCGGTTCTGGTATAGTAACTTTGCGTTAGACAATAGAGCCTCGTCTAAATGCACTTCTAATTTTTCAAGTACATTAGCCATAGCTTCATTTTGCTTGGCAAGGGCTTCGATTGTCTCATATAATTCTGTTTGTGCTTTTTCAGCATCGGCATCGGTGTCTTCATCTTCAGATGATTCTTCTTCTGCTTCTTCGAGACCTTGGGCTTCGCGAGCTTTGCACAAATCTCTTCGTCGCTCTGCTTCTTTAGAGACAGGGTTCCACTCACCAGTTGGTTTATAGATGTCATCATCATCCATGTGAAGCTCTTCTTCTAACATGTCAAGGATCTCTTGAAGTTGCTGATCTTCTTCGTTAATTTCTTTGTTCTCTTGGAGGGTCGCTAATAGGTCGTCAAGGCTTTCATCACCACCACCGCTGTCATCACCTGCTGGTTCTGCTGCGAGGTCATCAGATGGCTCTGGGGAGTCTCCAAGAGAACCTAGTGTATCATCACCTGAGCCACCCATTGCTGCCTCTTCTTCCGGAGATAATTCAAACTCTCCTAGATCAAGATCAACCATTCCTCCTGATATTTCTGGAAGAGAATCTACAAGGGCGCTAAATCTAACACCAATATCATCATAGCGAGAGTCCCAAGCAGGTGGTGCTTCAATAGTTGCCCCCTCTTGTCCGCCGCCAAAAGATGCCGGCATTGCATCTGCAACTGAGTTCATTTCTGCTTCTGCTTCTGCAATCATGCCATTTGCGCTTGCAAGGTTCTGATTTTCGAGCATTACATCAACGGCTTCTTTAATTTGGTGAGAATATTTTTCGATAACAGATTGTTCCGCATTTTTAATGGCCTGTTCTCGCAACGCTGCTGCGTCGGCGATTGCCTGCTCTAGCATGTTTGACATCAATTTTCTCCTAGAATTCTTTTCTTCTTTAAATAGTGTAGAGAGAAACAAAACTCCAAAAGAGGGCTCAAAAAGAAAAAACCCCCTGCACCTGATAGCGCAAGGGATTGTAACTCAACAAATGTTTGTTTGAAATTAAAGCTGAGACGCAGCCTCAACTCCCATTTGACGATCTGCTTGAGCAGCAATAGCAGCAACTTGAGCATCTGTTAGAGCAATACCCTCTTCAATTTGAATTGAATCGAATTGTCCTTTAACAGACTTGCCGCTCGCTCCACTATAACCAAAGCCGAAGCTTTCATTCGAAGAAGAAGGAAGAAGCTTTGTGCCCAAAGGATAACCTTTGGTTCCCGGAAGCTTAGTTCCATTTATATAGAGACTAACTACGAGATTAGATCCGTTTGACTTACATGTGTATGCCGCATGAACCCAGCCACCAGCAACAGCCATCCCACTATTGGTATTAAACATAGTTTGGCTGCCTATTTGAGTTGTGATGTGCGCATTTCCATTGATGTTCCCGCCAACTTTCAACGCAAATCTGTCCGCCGGAGGATCATATCTTCCAAGAACAGAAACTGTTCCAGCGTCCTGTGTAGTGTTGAGATTCATCCACCAAGAGATAGTGAACTCTTCTTCAACTGGTTGTCCGTTACCGTCATAGGAAATGATGTCATCTCCATCCAAATTTAATGTTAAGCCATGACCCATTCCGGAATGATTATCAGTAACTATTCCAGTAGGAAAATTGAATCTTGCAAGATCTTCCAAGAAGCTAGGTTGACTCCCGCGACCAGCAGAATGTAAGTCAGAGATGTCACTAGCAACCATTGCGGACTTTTGAATGAATAGTCCGTCAATGTCTCCATCAAAATATCCACTGTATCCTCCATTTTCCCAACCACCGATCTTAAGGTCTCCCGAAGTGCCGGTAATTCTGTTAGTTGGGGAGTATGAGTGAACTTCTTGTCCATTGAAGTACATCTTATAATCTCCAACCGCAGGCATAACAAATGCTACGTGATGCCACGTATTCAAGGCAATGCCACCAGAAGGCGCAGCACGGTTGTTAGAATTTCCTCCACCGAATGTGGTAGTTTGTAAACCACCAGTGGTCATGTTTCCGCCCGCATCGGCAGCCATTGTTGAGATTGCTGCGATATAACCAGACCAACCAGCACCCATTTTAGAAACAAGAGCGGCATTCCAATTACTTGGCAATGAATTAGGCTTCATCCACATGTAGATCGTCAGGTCACCAGACTCTCTATCATAATCAGTGGAATGAGGTAGTGAAGCATAGGTCCCGCTGGTTCCATCAAAAGATAGAACACCATTAGCTAATTGTGCGTTACCATGAAGAGTAATGTTCAAGTTCTCTTCTAATCCTACCATGTTTGATGCTGCTTCCCCACCTTCAGTTGGGATGATGTAAGACTCTGATGCCAACAACCAACGTAAAGAACCATTGGACATGATTGTCAACATTTTATTAACATCACTAGCAGTATAAATTGGCACTTCATCGATGTCATAAAGCTTAATGCCTCTGTCAACACCAACAATAGATGGTGTTGAGCCTTGATACTTTTCAGCAGAAAATAAAGAAACGCGAATAGTTTCACTAGAACCAGTCAATGATTTAAGATAAAAGTTTGTATAATTGTGTACCCAATTATCCGCTGTAAATTGATCAGCGGTGCCATCCCAAGTATGAAGCGTTGTCCAAACCGATCCATCATATCCATGGATAGAAATATCCTTTCCACCAAACACAATTGACATTTGACCATCGTGAGTCGCAGGCACTGTAAAAGAGTTTTCCAAGGCTGGTTCCGATACATATGCTTGTTGTTTTATAAGTTTTTGTTTTTTCATTGTGATACCCTCCGTTATCGTGTGATCCAAATAAGGTTTCCACCAGCGTCAACCGAAAGAACCTTTCCAGCATCAGAAGCAGTAAATGCTGGTACATCACTAATTTCACTTACTGATGCGGGTGCAGGCGCAGCAGCTTTGATTAATGAATCTTCCATGAAAACAACACGAACAGTTTCATCAGATCCAGAATTTGATTTAAAGAATATTTCTGAATATGTTTCAAAAGAAGCAAAGACGATCTTGTCATCTGTGCTAGTGGTGCCAACGAGTTCCCAAGTTGAGCCGTTTTTACCATAAACTTCAACAGTAGTAAATCCGATGCAAATAGCTGTGTTGTGGTTTGCTCCTGGTCCAATTCCTACTGAGGCTGCGGTTGGTGCCGATTGTCCGGCAGTATATTTTGTAATAGACATTTTTAATCCTCCAAAGAAATTTTTTGTCTTTATTAATAAAAATGGGCCTCGAAGAAGTCCCCGAGGCCCAAGGTTAAATACCTCTGGTATTATGAACTAACTAATCAATGATTAGAACAAGTACATAACTCCACCTTTCTTAACGAACATAACAGATGCGCCGCCATGAAGAGTAATTGAACCGTCACCTTCGCCGTCAATAGACTCACCAGCACCAGCGTTGAAAGTTACAGAGTTTGAACCTTCAGCAACCTTAACCATGATGAAGTAATTTTCAGTCATAGATGGAACTGTAAATGCTTTTGGAGAAGAAGCGTTAACGATGTAATGAGTAGCAAGACCCATTGCAGCAGAAGCTTCTGTCAAGTAAGCAACTTCAACTTTACCAGCAAAGTGATCATCAAATTTACCTTCAATACGTCCTTCTTCGCCTTGAGCACGAGTAACTTCAGATGCCAAGTTAGCAGTCAAAGTGTTATCAGCAGCAATGCGAGCAGCTTCTTCGGCAGCAACAGCAGCAACCATATCGGTTTCGATAGCAGCAAAGTCAGCAGCAACTGCACCAGAAAGAGCAGTGATGCTAGATTGAAGACCGTTATCACCAGCGATTCTTGCAGCTTCTTCTGTAGAAACAGAAGCAGCCAAAACAGCTTCAGCAGCTAATGCACGCGCTTCTTCATCATCGATAGCGTCTGAAAGAAGACCTTCTGCAGCCAATGCACGAGTTTCCTCAGCAGCAATAGCAGCGTCAGCGTCAGCTTCGTTACCATCAACATCAGATTGTAATGCAGCAATAGCATTAGTCAAAGATGTGTCAGCAGCGATTCTTGCAGCTTCTTCAGCAGTAACAGCAGCAGCTCTATCAGAAACTTCTTGAGCCAATGCAGCATTGTTAGAAGCAACATAAGAACCAAAAGCAGTATCGTTTACAGTATCAACATCGTTGATCAAAGTTACGATTTCTGCGAATGAATCTTTATCAGCAGAAGAAGCAAGAAGGATAGCGTCAACTCTTGCAGTCTCAGCATCAATGTTCAATTGAAGTTGAGTATCAGCAGCTTTATATGCAGTGTCCAAAGCGCCTTCAGCAGATTGTGCACGAGCAATTTCAGCAGCCAAAGCAGAGTCGTTTGATGCTTCGTAAGATGAAAGATCAGATGCAACAGCAGCAATAGCAGCATCAGCATCAGCTTCATTTTGGTCTACATCAGCTTGAACACCAGCCAAAGCAGATTGAACGTCAGTTTCCATAGCTGCGAAATCAGCAGCTACAGCACCAGACAAAGAAGTGATAGATGCAGAAAGAACACCTTCAGCAGCAACAGCGCGAGTTTCCTCAGCAGCGATTGCAGCATCAGCATCAGCTTCATTTTGATCTACGTCAGCTTGAAGAGCAGCAATAGCAGCATCAGCATCAGCTTCGTTTTGATCTACATCAGCTTGGATAGCGTTACGAGCTTGCAAAGAAAGGTTAGCTTCAAATGCATCAGCAGCCATTCTAGCAGATTCTTCAGCAGTGATTGCAGTTTGCAATGCAGCATCAGCAGCAGCACGAGAAGTAGCTTCAGCAGCTTCACGAGCATCAGTGTACGCTTTAGCATCTAACAAGCCTTGAGCATCAGCAGCAGCACGGTCAAGAAGTTCTTGAGCCAAATCTGCAGCGATTGCTTGATCTTCAGCCAAACGAGTAGCAGCTTCAGAGTTGATGTTAGTTTGCAAAGTAGCATCTGCAGCAGAACGAGCGTTTGCTTCTGCAGTGTCAGCAGCAGCGAACTCAGAACGGATAGCAGCACGGTCAGATGTTGCAGCACCGTCAGCAGAAATACGAGCAGTTTCTTCGTTACCAATGTTAGCTTGAAGAACAGCTTCTGCAGAAAGAGCACGAGACTCTTCAGCATCTACGTCAACACCACGATCAACGATCTCTTGGTCAATCTTGCCATCAAGAGTAACGATTTGAGAAAGGATAGAAGTATCAGCCAACTGATAAGCGTCAGCGATTTCTTTCAAAGTGTCGAAATCAACATCAGCACCAGCCAAAACAGCATCCAAACGACCACGTTCAGTTGCGATTTCACCAGAAAGACCAGAATCTGCAGCGATACGTGCTGCTTCTTCTGCATCTAATGCAGCTTGCATGTCAGTTTCCATTGCTGAGAAGTCAGCAGCTACAGCGCCAGACAATGCGTTGATGTTACCTTGAAGAGTAGCATCAGCACCTTGACGTGCAGTTGACTCAGAAGCCAAAGCAGCGTTGTTAGAGATAACGTAAGCGTCATGCTTACCTTCGATACGACCTTCTTCACCGAGAGCACGAGTCTCTTCAGTAGAGATAGCAGCAGCATTTGCAGCTTCAGCACCTTGAGCGCGAGTGATTTCAGAATCTAATCCACCTTGAAGACCGACACGACCTTGCTCAGCAGCAACTTCAACATCTTTTAAGTGTTTTTCTTGTACAAGTTTGTCACCACCAGCTTGTGGGGCGTTTGCGGTACCGACCTTAACAGCATCAGAAATTTCTGAAACGTTCTTTACGGCGCCAACTGGAAGGGTAAGTTTTCCTTCCGCCAATTCTGACATATCAAATTCAGTAACCTGATCGTCAACCTTGACTTTTCCTAAGAATAATTTAGCCATTATTATTTCCTCCAAATAATGATCATAAGACTCAAGACACACCGGTGCCTAGAGCTACCCTTAACTACACTCAATAATAACAAAAAGAATTTTTATTTTAACCAGTTTAGTATCTACGTTCTTAAACACTAAAAAAAAATAAAAAAAACTCTATAGCTTCGAAAAAATGGGAAGGATAGAGACTCTACATGATGAAGAATTTTGATTGACCGTCGCAGTAGATGTTCATTGCTGAGCCGGGAGAAGCCAAGGTTATACTTTGTCTATTTTCAATCAATTGGTTTGGTCTCGCAATAACGTCAATTGTGAATTGATTTGCATTTTCTAACTCATCTTTTATGACCATGATCTGTCCATTAAATAAAGTTGATGCATCCGGAAGCGTTACTGTTAAGTTTTGTGTAGCTTGAATCGCTACAAAATAATCGCCAGTTCCAACAGAATAATCTGCAGTTACCACTGTTCTATTTCGAACTTCGATATCTGTTTGGTAGGGCGGACACATGACGATGTTGCCATCGGCATCTAAAGATAGAAAGTTGTTAGACGTTCCTTGTTGAACATTAGTTAAATTTAATTGAGGCATTATCACCTTACCAGAAGTGGGGGAAATCTCTAGATCACCAGCATCATTTGTGTTCAAATCAGTAAACCTATTTTGAGATAGTCCGAAAACAAATTCAGAATTTGTCAATCTTAATTGCGCGTTGTTAGCGTCTTTGATCTCGACCATTCGAGCAGCGGATGGTTTGTTGATTGCTAGAGGACCCCCGAGAATTGCTGCGTTTGCAACATTAAGCGAAGTTAGCGTTCCCAAACTCGTTACGTTTGGCTGTGCAGCGGTAGTTAAGGTTCCTCCGAGGTTTGTGGAATTTACCGTTGTTACGTCAACAGTTGGGGTTGCAATGCTATCGTTATTGATTGTTGAGTTACCATTCGTGATTACGGTTGATATTATGTTCGTGAAGTCTCCAAGTTCTGAGGACATAGAGACGGTTGATGAGATTTGACCAACGTTGTCTAAGACGATGCCGCCATTAGAGCCCACCACAAGTTCTCCTAGGACGTTTGTCGAGTTGCCTATGTCCAAGGTTGGTGTTTGTGTAGAAACCGTTGTAGAGCCATTGTTGACGCTTATAGACAACTTTTCGGTTGAGGTTCCCACTTTGAATTGATTTGATGTGGCTTCGACCTCAAATTTTGCACCCGATGAATGATTACCAACGCCGATCAATGCTCCATCGATGAAGAAAGCATTGTTTATATCCAAATTGTTTGGAGTAGTCATTGTGTTGGCATTGACAACTATCGTGTCTGTTGCTTCATCTCCGAACGTTAATGTGTCGGCTGAGACTGCGAAGTCTGTCATCCGAGCAACAAGCGACCCTGTTACAACAAGATCACCAGAAACATTCAGATTTCCTGCGACATTTGTGTGACCATTAGAAGGAGTTATGGTAAAGTTTCCTTCTACATTTGTGTGAAGATCGGTGAACTCGTGATCTTGTAAGCCGAAAACTCCTCGCTGGCTTGTTAATCTCAATTGGGTTGATGTGGATAAGATTTCTGATGTTGTTTGCGGATCAGAAACATTGACTCCAACTTTGTTCTCTCCGCTTTTGACATAAAGTGTTCCGTTGATTGTTGCATCGTTTGCAACATTTAGGCTTGTTAGGGTTCCTACCTCTGTGATATTCGGCTGAAGTGGGGATGTTAACAATCCTTCAAAAGTTGTAGATTGAATATGGGTTGCGTTTGCAATAGTTCCACTCTCGACAGTCAGCGTTCCGTCTGTTAGTTGATCTATCTGAATGTCTCCGGCATCCATTGATCCAAAAAGGGCGATGGAGCCACTGAATTGTGATGCGTCTATTTCTAATGCTTGGATGTCTCCGGAGACATCTAATAGCGCTCCGTCAAATGTTAAGTTCTCTTCCGCATTGACAGTGTCTCCACTAACAGATGTTACGATTCGATTGTCTGCGAAGTTCGTAGCATAATTTATTGGGACACCATCTAGGGTTGCACCCCAGCCATAATGGTTTGTAGCAGTGATGTCACCGCTGATTCCAACTGATCCTGTGAAACTGTGAAAATCGTCTTCGGTGTCTCCGAAAATTGAGGACCCAGTTGTGGTAAAGTGATAAACTGTTTCTGTTTGATTTTGGATTTCAAAGTTATGTGCAACAATGTTACCAGAGATGAGCAGCGAATTAAGTTCGTCTGACCAGATTAAATTTGAATCGTGTTGAAGCTCTACACCAGAACCGGCTAGCTGGATTGATCCTGGAGGACCCGATCCATGCCGACCGACAACATATGCCCATCCAAATTGCTTTCCCATTACTCATCGATTCCCGTTCCAGATAATTCAAACATTCTACTAGCAGGAATGCCTGTAAGAGATGCGCAGACGGCTAAATCAGTTGCCGTTGCACCACCGTGCCCATCGGGACAAGATAATAAAATTTGCTTTGTCTTACATTGCAGCGTAATGCTTTCTCCACCAACTAATTGAATCTTATGACGCGCTTCTGCGTTTTCAATTAGCTGGCCATCAACAAACTCTACATTTGCAGTATTACCATTAATAGACAAGTTGTTGTTTGAGATTCTATCATTTATTGTTGATGTTGTATCTGGTGTCGAATAGAAGGTTTTATATTGATTATCTTCAAATTCCCAGAGGCCAACTATGTCTGACGCTAGACTGGTGGATCTTGGATCCTTAAATGCGCCATCGTTGTAAACTTCAGATATTTCGGTTTCTGTTAGTGCTTTCGAGAAAATTGCAGCATTATCATAAACTCCGTCAAAATTTGGGTTATTGTTGTCGCCCAAGTTCAAAGTGACTAGGTTGTCTGCAAATGCTGTGGTGTTTACATTTCCAACTTGTTGACCGTTAATAAGCAATTTTGACTCACCAGTTTTTATCGTAGCTATAACGTTAATCCACTCATTGTTGGAAAAAGTAAGTGGAGCTGTGGTAGTTTCAACACCGTTGTTTACAAAAAACTTTATCTCATCGGGTCCGACGGCGTGTATTTGTATTCTTGATGAATTCCCGCTAGCATGTAGTAGTTCAAAAATCCTAGTTGGCGCAATAGTCTCTACATTTAACCAAATTGAAATCGAAACTTCCGCTAGAGTCAACGAAGAAATATCAGATTGATAATAGGTGGAATTTGATCCAATAAAATTTAAAGCACGTTTTGGTTCGCAGAACATAATATCAAGAATGCTTGTTGCGCCATTTCCACCAAGATCGTTAGAAATCTCAATTTGGTTGGTTACGTTTGGGAATTCCAAAAGAGTTCTTGCACCCAGAGACAAAGAAATGTCTTTGAGCCAAGGGCGTCCGGACACCTGATAGGATCCGACGTTTTGGAGACCAACTGAATAAAAATTTCCGCTCATTGTGTAATTCCCTCAAGACCTTCGAGATCGAACATTCTACTAGCAGGAATGTTGGTTAATTCTGCGTAGACTTGAATCTCGCCTGTTTGACTATTTGCAACAGGTGAAAAGAAAACTTCTTTACACTTTAGTTCGAACTCAACTTGCGCACCTGCGAGGATAACGAAAAAATTATCATTAGTGGTTGCGCCTTGAGTAAAACCAAATGTTGAACCAACAGTTAGGTCAAATGGTGCAAAATGCATTCTAACAGAATCATTGCTTGTAGACTTTACAACTATCTTCTTTGTAACATTTTGAAATTGAAATCTGAAAGATTCATCTTGTGTAGCAGGAATTGACGAGCCACTGACGTAAGGTATCCCACTTACTTGATATGCACCAACATGATGTAGTCCTACGCTATAGATATTTGAACTCATAATTTTTCCCTCTCTTTAGGACTAAATAGTTATTGCTTCTTCTTCTTGAGACGCGCTCTCCATTTTTTACGAGCAAGACGTTTTTTCTCCGAATCTGAAGTAAAATGTCTTTTGTCTCGGACTTCTTGCAGAATGCCAAGCTTTTTACACTTCTTTGTAAATCGTTTAATAAATTTTTCCATGCTCTCGTTTTTGCGAGGTCGCATTCTATAATTGGTAGCCATTGTTATCCCTTTGCTAATTTTGACCAGAGAGCGGTGTTCATCCCAAATGATGACAAATCAACACCTGGATCATTAGGTGCAACACCATCTAGGGCTTTCGAGCCATGAGGTGATGATGCCGATTTTCCGCTATCTCTGCTTGTAAGTGGGGTCGTCCCCTCAAATAAGTCAACACCATTGAAGGAGTCTCGACCGATTGAGTCAAGCATCTTGCGACGTGTATCTTTACGCTTCCTTTCTTGGGCTTCGTAATCTACTTGTGGTTGTTGAGATTGAACGGGGTGGCGGGTTTCAACGATCCGTTGTGACCCAGTTCCTTTCACGACCTCTGAAATGATTCCAGAGAGAACACCTTCTTCAAAGATGACCTCTTTAATGCACTCCTTAATGAGTGGCTTAAGTGTCTTTTTTAATTCAGCTTTGTTCATTTAGTCTCCAAGAATCTTTCTAAATAGATTGTCAATGTTATTTTCTTTTTGTTCTCTCAATTTTGCAGAGAAGCGAGAGGGCTTTTTCGAGCCACTATCAGGATAAACATAAGCATCTGGCGTTGATGGTTCTGATACTATGTCAAAACAGATTAGCTGAAAATCCTCTTGAACAACTGTTTTGCCCATAGATTCTTGAACAGATCCAAGTCCTCGAGATGAGATCCCGAGTTTGACACCTGCACTGATCAAATCTTTAAGGATTCTTCCGCTTGGTGTGTCAAGAACTTTAATCTTGCCCATGACATCTTTACCTTCCCACCAGCATTGCGTAACAAGGTGAGATACATTTTTAAGATTAATAACTGAATCATCTGGATGATCAAGTTCACCGGTTGCTCTGTTATCTTTAATGATTGTCTGGTAATTCGCAATTTCTCGCTTGAGGACTTCCGATGGATAGATTCTACCGTTTCCATTTTGCTTTTCAGCAGTTTGAATACGACCGGTGAGATACATTGCCCCGTTTTCGGTAATGTCCCTCTTTTCTCTCTCAGTTAGTAAATCTTGACACATGCCGTCTGGGCAAAGTGCATGAAATTCTCTTAGCAGTTGTTTTGACATTTGTTTCTCCAATAAAAAAGTGGGCCGGCGCTACCGGCCCGAGCTAGGATCCGCTGCAACAGCGACGGACGGGTTGTAAAACCCAACGCTTAATCACCAACATGCTCACCCCCTGATCTTGATGATAGTCTTAAGCCGAAATCATCGACCAAGACCGAAATTAAATAAGATGTTCCCGCAGACAAACAGCCAAGCAAGAACGCATTCACGAATGAACGCTCGAAACTAAATAGTTCCGTATATGGAGAAAGACACGAAATAAAGACTCCAACCCAGAAACCAACACACAAAGGGCAGTTCCAAAGCGTGTTCCATTTCTTTGTGTAATCTTTTCTTGGTCTTATGTCTTCGAAAATTTTGCCATAAACAACCATAAATGTCATTCCATAGCAAATTAAAATAAAGTGCAATAAATCCAACCAAGCCTCACTCGTATGTGTAGCGACCATAGAGGTAGGGCGCAAACAAGTTTCTTTGTCGGATAGATCCCTTTTGATCTTCGTGAGGCACTTCTCCAAGTTCGGTTGAATATTCTCCATCCGGATTCGCTAAGTGTTTTTCCATCTCTTCATCGTGACCTTTCAATCGCTTAATGTAAGGCTCTTCGTCCTGCATCCACTCATGGATTGCCAAAAGTGTAATCTTATTAACATCATGTTCGTTGGCGTCCATCAATTTTCCCTCCATGGATCCATAAATGTTTCCACCTTGGATTGAGGCAAACTCAAGAACACCTTTTTTACGAAGGAACTCGAATAGACGAGATTCTGCTCCGTAAACAAAGTCTGAGTTCATTTCTTTTGCAAATGCTGTGACTTTGCGATCATTTTGATTTAGGACAATATCGATATCTCTATGTGCGAAGATCATGAGATCTCCGTTGACTGCAGATTTTGCTTGGAGTTCAAACTCGATTCTCTCCTTGTCTACAATTTCAATTTTAATAGTAGGCTCAGCCGGAGCTTCTGGCTTGGTTATTTGATTAATCTTGATTTTTATAGGAGGAGTCTCCGCTATTTTAACTTTAATTGACATTTCGCTTTACCTCCGCCAAAAGATCTTGAATGTAAAAAATTTCCTCAACCATACTTTCTGTCAGTGGTTGAGCTGCATAGCTATCTAGCTTTTCTCTAACTTTTTTAAAATTATCGGTTAGTGCTTCTTGGTGACCTTTTGTTATTTCAGAGTCTACAGCCTCTTTAAGTCGACCAATTTCTGAATTAAGATAGGATTTGAGTCCCAATCCATTATCTGAAAATGATGTGATAAAGCTTGTCAACAACTCTTTTTGCTCGGTGAGGAGTGAGTGCTCATAGGCACTGTTAAAACGTTTTACGAACATTCCAAACTCAAGACTGTCGAGATGTTTCATTTCGGTCAAAGCCTTTTCTGCTCTAGAAAGGTATCTTACACAATTATCTTCTAACATGATTCGCTTCTTAGCAGATAGATTATCTTGCTGGAGGAATATTCCCATGGTTGCCAAGTCTTTGTAGTTTGGAACAAATATTCCAAATGAGTCGGAGCCCAACTGCTTGTTGATTCTATTAATAAGTTTTGTTTGTTCATTAAAGACATCTTTACGATTGATTGCATCAAAGTCTTTTTTAGTCTCTAATAGTAGACGACGGGAGTAATCCACTTGCAATTCTTTAGATTCTAGAAGAGATCGATAGACTCCAAGCTCTTTTGCTAGAATAGTTTCTTTGTTGAAAAACTCTTTTAATATCCCTTTAGCAACTTGTTGTTGCTCTTTGTTCTCACGAATGACAGATTTTGTTAATGAACGAATCAGGCACTCATAAAGAAAAGCGGTATTTCTTTTCTTATTATGTTTCATGTCTTTATCCTTTTTTATTGTTTAATAATCTTCGCCAAGTTCCCTGACTGCTGCTTCGAATGCATCGACGGATTCTTTATTTGCTTTTTTAGCAAGGTCTTGAAGACCCTGTGGGTTTAATTCCTTCATCATTGCAAACCACGGATCAACACCGCTGGTGAAGCTCCAATAGCCATTGTCTTCAGCCCAGGCTTCAATCTCACTTATTGTTTCGTATATGGTCGCCATGTCTTCATTTTCATTTAAAATGTTACCAAGCTCTTCCTTAATTATTCTTTTCAATGTCTCTTTGTTAAGTTTCATCTTCTTTTCCTTTTTTATTTAATGATTCGAGTAGCGTCTTAATTTCAGCTTCAGATTTAAATAGCTTGCTCTCTTCAAAATCAACAGTTTCTGTTACTCCACGTACCAAGGAATCCAATCCACCAAATCCGACTTTACCTGGAAATGTTTTTCTTGCGGTTCCAATCTCGCCTGATGCAGTGTTACTCATTTGTTTTTTCAACCCGCCTTTCTTGTAAGTTAACTTATGCCTCTTATAAGGGCCTCGAGGTTTAGCATCATCGCTACGTTTGGCTGGAGGTTCTGCCATTAAGTCTGGTTCAGAGTCAGAAGCGGGTTCTGCGGCTGGCTTATCATCATTGCCTCCACCACTGTCACTGGCGTCGAATGTGGGTGCTGCTCCCCCACCGATATCACCAAGCCCTCCACCACCACCGCCTGCAGCGGGTTCTGCTGATTGGCCTGCGGCTTCGAGTTCAGCCATGAACTTCTTATCTGTAAACATCTCGCGTTGCATTCGTAAATATTCTTCTTGTGAAAGACCGAGCAAGTTTTCGGAGATCCACCGACGGGAGAAGAATCCTTCAGTTGCAGTTCCTGCGATGTCGAATTTAGATTTCCAATGTTCCAGTTCTTGCATCTCAGCAATCTTCGACGGATTGTTGAGTTGCAATTTAAAATTCAATAAATCATCATCTCTATAGCCCATTGTGTAAAGGTGGACGATGCCAACCTTTTCCAATTCGGAAATAAGAACTCGCTGAAGTCTTTGAATGGTTCTTGCGAACCTGATGTCTTTCTGAGCTAGTGTCGTCTTGTCCTCTGTTGCGCCTTCCCCCATTGAAAGATAGGATTGCGGAACTTTAAGAGCTGAGAATAATTTGTCTCGAAGATATTTCACGTCTTCGATCTGTGCTGTAAATTGACCACCAGGAAGGTTGACAATGTCCGTAGAGGACTGTCCACCTCTGATTGGGATAAAGTAGTCCTCTTCAATTGAAAGAGGGTTATAACGTAAATCTACGCGTCCTGTGGTGGGGTCTACAACCTGATGTCTTTTCATTTGGGTCATAACCTTTTGCATGTATTGCTCTACATCTTGGGGCGCAATTCCACCCACGTCTATCTTGAACACACGTCGCTCTGGTGACCTTGTAATTCGATAGGCCATCATTGCGTCCTCAAGGAGTGTAAGTTGTCTCCAGATGCGTCTGGCAGGCTCTAAAACAGATGTCCCATAGGGGGCATGTTTGTCATTTCCTAAAACTCTAAAGTGTGCCATTTGCCAATTCTCAAGAGTCAACGATGCATTGTTCCACTGAAACTGCACGTAATTTGGATTAGTAGGATCCTCGCCTTCCAATCTTTCGACTTCTTGCGGAGGGAGACCAATGCAGTTTTGAATGCCCTTGGTCTCATCAATATCTAGATAAAGAAAGAGGTCTCCGTATTTACACATAGTTCTTGCCCAACCAAAAAGGTTGTGCTCAACATTCATAATATTGTAGTAAAGATTGTGCAGGATGTATTTAATTTCATCATTCGTGCACTTAATGTGAAGCATTGGAGTTAGTGCTGAGTGAGTTGTCATTTCATCTGCATAAATGTCTATAGATGAAGCAATCTCTGGTGTAAATTCCATTTGATCGAAATCAATGTAACGCTCTGCTCGGTTTCTGTTTGAGATCATGTTGAGCGTCATGATGTTCATTGGGTTATATTCAGTCTTCTTAAACTGTTGACCCGATGCGGACTTGAAACGCTTTGCGTAAATGTCCAAGTGGCGTCGCCGTAGTTGTCGTCCTGATTGTGTTCGTCGTTGGGTCAAAGGACCCGAGAACATTCTTGTTAAAGCTTTGAATAAATCATTTTGATTATTATTCGGGTTTCTTTCATTGCGAGCCATTTTTTATCCTTTGTAGATCCAAAAAAATTCTTTTGATTTTTTGATTTCCTCCTCATGTTTTTCTCTAAACGTTTCGTTATAGAATTTCTGACCTTTAATTTGTGTGTTCATGGTTGTGGTGCTTTTGAAAACACCTCCAAGCATCGCTTTCTTATATGCCATGTCTCGCTCGTTTTCTGCCAAGGCAGTGTCCCTAACCCAGCAAGCAATTGCCAAAGACATTACGAGATCATCATTGTAAGAGCGCATTGCTTGAGGCTTGCCATTGAACCAAATGAAAGTCTTCAATTCGTGAAAAACTCTAGCGGAGTGCATAGTAATTAGTTTGTTTCTGACGTACTCTTCCAATTTAGCCACAATTAAAGGTCTTGTTTTGGTAGATGTGGTAAAACCCATCACCGCTCTGTCGTCGTTCTCTGCTAAATAGGCTTCGACATATTCGTGAGTTGACTTGATAGAATAATAAAGTTTTTTATAGTTCATCTCTTTGAGTTTTTCCAAAACAGCAATTCCGACTCCAACATTTTCCACCACCAACAGACATGTTCCATATTCTATCCCTGCATCATAGAGAATTCTAGAATACATATCCAGGTCTGGTTTGCCTTGATATTCCGCGACGACAGTCATTGTGTCTACTCGAATGACATGAAAGCAACTAAAGTCTGCACCATCTCCTCGTGCAACATCAGCTGATAAAAGATAGGGAACACCTTCTTCAAACTTCTCCCAAATCCAGAAATTTCGATCATAGCCAGTTCGATATTGTGGATCGCGGACCTCAGCGTGGAGTCTTTGTAGATCCTCAGGGTTAATTACTGTTTCTCCAGATGCATTAAAGGAACACTCCAACTCCTGAGCTATCTGTCGTTTGGACATGTTATTTGTCTCTTTGTCAAACCATGCCTGGTCACGATCAGGGTGGACATCCCAATTTAATTTAGTGGGGAAGAAATCATTGTTTCCCACATCCGCTTCGGTGTAGGTTTTGTGAAACCAGTTTCCAACGCCGTTAGGGGTGCTTAGAGCGATGCAGCGGCCTCCTGTAGACAAAGTAGGGTAGAGACCCGTCCAAAGCTCGTCGAGGCCGTCAACGAAGGCTGCTTCGTCTATAATGAGCAATGACAATGCTTCCGAACGACCAGCGTCGCCTGATGTCGTCCCAGCTTTTACTTGAGATCCATTTGTCAATTCAAACGACTGTTTGTTGTCAGTCTGGATCTTTGCAATCAACATCCAAGACGGAAGATTCTTGAAGATCATTTTGACCTTCTTTACGAGGTTTGTTGCCGTGGATAGTTTGGTTGCGATAACGAGAACGTTCTTTTCTCGATGAAACAGCATGAACCATGCAACATAAGCAGCAGAGATCGTCGAGATCCCCAGCTGTCTTGCTTTTAATATAACGTTAAAACGGTAGTCGTTAAAGTTTTGTAACATCTCCTTTTGGTAGTCATAAGTCTTGAACGGAATTTGACCATGCATCGGGTGAGAGATCTTACAATAGTTGTCGATGAAGTATTGAGGATCTTTCCCACATCTCACAAGTTCTTTAACAATTTCACTCTTAGTGAGTTTCATTTACCCCTCAATTCATTGTGATTTCTTGCCGACTTGATTGGCAGCTAGTGCAATTGCCAAAGCGGCTACTACAGAACCAGCCATTGTTGCACCACCCATTCCTAAGGCGGTAAGTGCTGGATCTATGTATGGCGCGAGCACATCCATCAGTTGCTTTCCTGCTTCTGAGTTTATGACCATGCTAGCAAGAATTGGTGATGACATCATCGTTGCTCCTGCAACACCAGCCCCTGCAACCTTGGCAGCGACGCTTCCGTCTTCCGGTCCATAAAGGCCTCCGCCATCGTCATATTGTTCATTCATTTGTTGTGCTTGGTTGAGAACAGCTTGTAGTGCAGCAGCGACTTCTGGTTTGGCAGAGAGAGCGGCAAACACTGCATCAGCCTTTGGGCTGTTTAGCATCTCTTTCGCTTCCTCAGCAGATTGCTCCGCTTGCTGTTCGAGCATTAGATGGTTGAGTTCTTCTTTGATGATTCGTTTGAGTTGGACGCTTGTAAGATTCATTTACTTAAATCCTTTATTAGAGCTCTCAATAACGGTAGTGCATCATTGGCAGACTTATATCTACCCGAGAGACTAATCAACAAGTTTTTGCATGCTTCTAGCATCTCAACATCTGATGATGCTGAGGGTTCATTTTCTAACTCTTCTTTAATGATTTGCTTTAGTGTTTCTTTTGAAAGTTTCACTTGCTTATTCCTCGCAACATTCACATGAGCAGCATGGGCAACAATTCCCACAACATTTTTCTTCTAAATTATTCATTTTTTATTATCTCCAGTTTTGATGTATTCATTTTGAGGTCGCTTTGCTTTCGCCGCCTTCAAAAAGTTTTTTGTAATATCTCTGACAGTATCTTCGGAAGGTGCAAGGATTTCGTCCATTTGTAGGCCGCCAATCTTATAGTGTTGATAGGCTTGAACAAAAGTTCGAACGTTCGAAACTGACTGGACAATAACTTGTGGCTCACCTTTAGCAGTCAAAGAAACAGAGTTCCCAGTAATTGCTTTATATTCTTTTTGTAAAAATTTCTTTACTTCATTGATGGTGCGAGTGATCTCGTTCTCAAATCCGTTTTCTTTAAGGTCACACATTCTAACATCAGACTGATAGTTGATAACCATTGAGTCTCCGTAGAACTTAACCTTGAAGCCATCGATTACTCGTTTGTCGAGCAAAGGGATGCCTTGTTCTCGCATAAGCCCAGTCTTGCGTGCCTTACCATCATGTGAGTAGTTTTCTATGTGAGCGCCATCATAAGCATTCGACGCGGCTTGAGCTAACCCTTGGACAATTTCTAAAATTTCTTTGCTCATATTGCTCTCCTTGCTTCAAATTTCTCAACAAGCTCTCGTGCCATCCCGTCGACGTCTTCCAATCTTGCAGAGACAACTTCATTAGACATTTTCATGAAATCGGAATCATCACCATTATCTGTTAATTGTCTGAGTGTTGTGCCCATCATCTCCATTGCTCTATCTCCGACTTGGTCCATGATGCGAAACAATCCATCATTGGGATCGGTTTGATCTACGGATAGATCGGGAGAGATTTCAGTATATGCTTCGTCCAACTCTTCTTTAATAATTCTTTTTAATGTTTGTTTTGTAAGTTTCATTTGTTTGGTCTCCAACCTGAATTCCATCTTTCTTCTCGACCTTCTACCCACTGGATATAGCACTTAAAACAACAATCAAATTTCGTCATATAAAGATCATCGACAGATTTGAATGAATAAGTGTTACATGTTGGACATGAACGTTCCGATTCTCTATTAAGTAGTTCTTTTGAGATTAAAACCCCATCTAGATCTTCTTTCTCGCTCTCTGCTTTATCGTGTCGATAGTTCGACTTGAGTTCTTCAAGGTACTGTTTTTCTTTGTCGTCATCCCATTGTGACTTGGGGTTCACAACAGCTTCTTTACCATACTTCTCGGCTATTGCTTTTTCAACCTTTACGGCATAATTTGGATCTTTACTCATTGAACACTCACATCTATTTTATTGGCAGCATAGTAAGTCAAAAGCGATGCGGATGTTCCAAGAACAAAGCCTCCGAAGAACACCCAAGATTGTCTTTTGGTGTTTGAGGATCTTCTAAGAATCTCAATTTCTTCATCTTTGATCGCGATCATTGCATCGTATTTTGTTTGCAAAGCTGTCTTTTCTATCTCTAAATAGTCAATTTGGTGCTGTTTTTCCGCAAGTTGAAGTGAAAAATCTAGAGCAGAGTTGATTGTGCACTGCTCTTCTGTGAACTCTTTCATTGTTATTATTGACACAACCGCTTCATCATTGAATAGCCTACCAGCAAAAGGTGCTGGCTCTCCTTCAACCAAAGGAGTCATAAGCGGCTCAGCAATTGACAATGCAGTGAGAAGCCAAATCACTTGATTGCCCTAGTCCATCTTTTGATCAAGCCTTCATTAAACTTAGCTGGATCCTCATCTGGTTCTTCTTCCGTGTTTAGATCCTGTAGGTCATCAAATGAAAATAATGATGGCATTTGACTTTCTTCCCATTTATTATATAGCTCTATCACATCTTTGGTTTTTAGTTGCAAAAAGTAAGATAAAAGTTCTTCATCTGTCATTCGAGTTCCACCGACAGAGTTCTGTCGGTTCTGCAGTCTGAATTTTTGTATCGTTTTCAGTCCAAAATTCGAGATTGTTTTTTCCACTGCCTCATCCGGATCATCTAATGTGGATATATATTTTGCTTTTTCCACCGATGGTAAATTGGCTTGGGCCAAGTCAGCGGTGAATTTTGAAAGAACAGCAGACCTTATTTTTCCAGGAGTCATCTCTTTTGAAGATAAAGGTGTGAAGGGTCTGGTCTGTGTGGGCTCGAATGTTATTTTATTGTCCAAATCTGTGAATGCTTTGTCCATTTCATACATGTCTCCAATAGCTCGAATTAAAACTTGAGCCAGTTTCTCACAGTCATCATCTGCTGTGTGGGTTTGTGTGAAGTTTTTTGTTTCTTCAAAAATTTTCATCAATCCATCTAATTTGCTTTTCAATTTTTTGTGCATTAAAACAATCGTTTCAATCGATTCTTTGGACCTCGTTGCTACTTGAGTTGTTGATTTTTCTAAACCTTCAGGATCAATTGGTAAAAGATCGGCAAAGAATTGCATTTGCTTGGTGTACATTGTCAGCAAATCTAGAGAGTCTAAAAATTGCGAATCTTGAAACGAATCAACTAGTTTTTTGCTAATCCTATATTTTGCTGTTCGTTTCATTATGACATTGTTGTCAAAAGACTTGATGTTGTGACCAACCAAAATGTAGTTGTCTTTTCCTAAGCTTTTTAGATATTGTAGAAATGCTCTCAGGCCTTGTTCTTCAGTTATAGATCCTGGTTGAAAGCCGGTGGGGTGAAAAGATTCATATTTTTCAAGTGGAAAATTTTCATACTGTGTGAAGTTTTTGTTCTCAGTATAAGTGAATGCAAAAACTTTGTTTAAGTAGTAAGTTATTTTAGAGAATTTTTTGAACCCTTCTGAGATTCTAAAGTTCTTGGGTCCTTTAGATTTTGTATAATGGTAAGGACTTGATGAAAAGGTTCTAAATAAATCGCAAAGATTCATGAAAAATTCTTTAGACCCTTCACTATCATTAATGTCAAACATCTGCTCGGGTTTGAAAATCTCATATAACTTCTCACCTCCTTTAGTCGTTTTCCACTCTCCACAAGAGTCTAGTAGCAATTGTGTTACAACGTCAAATTCAGTTGGATTCTTTTTGTTCATGTGAATCAGCAAGAGATTAGTTAAGAGTTGACTATTATTGATCCTAGTAGTTTCATTTATTGCTAATAACGCTCCGATAATGGCATCTGTGTTTCCAGTTTTTGGATCCAACTCCATGTTTGGATCGGCCTCATTTTTGCCTCTGAAAAGTTTTCTGAAGACTTCATGGGAGACTTCATCATTTTTTTCCTTGTTTCCTTCGTATTCAGGCCCTCTTCCCTTGAACGCACTCCATGTTCTCTTTCGCTTTTTTTTAATTATTTCATCTTGTTCCGCAAAATCTTTCGAATTGAACTTTGCCTTACTAACAAAGCCACCTGTTGCAGTGAGGTTTGCTATCCCAGACATGGGTTTACCAGATAGGTAGTCGGTCAAAATCGACTTAACATCAAACTCTAAAGCAGCAATTTGATGGACATATGCCTTTTCTCCAAATCCATTTGTTTCCAAATCATAAAAGATTAGCTTTTTATCAAAGATGGAGCCTTGCTTGGATGGATCCAAAATGTTGTTCAATATGTATTTAGTAGACATCTTAGAGTGAATCATTGCTCTTTCATCTAAGTTTTCTTTGTTCTTGACGATTTTAATTTTCATTTTAGTTTTCCTTTGTTAACTTGGCAACATTGAGTTCTTCAAGTAAAATTTTATCTATCGCATCTGGATCTTCTTTTGCTAATTCCAAGAGCTCCAGCTTTCTATTTAAAGTTTCTCTTTCGAGTTCAGACTTTGCAGTCCGATGCTTCTTTCTTAGTGCAATTCTAGAACTGACATATTTCTGATGTGCTTTTGCTAATCTTAATTTTTCCTCAGCCGAGATTTCTTCAATGACTTTAATTTCTTTATCTTTGGCCTCTGCAGAAGCCTCGGCAACCTTAACCTGTAATTTGTTACTTTTTCGCCCTAATACAAAAACTGTTAGCACGACAAGCGCGGAAGCAATAATTTCCCACTTATCTTTAATCCAATTCAACATCATCCGTTTCTCCAAGTTTTAGCAAAATCAATAGCGGTTTGACCGCCGATATAAGTTACAGCAATCATGCCCCATGTATCAGAACTTAAGTCTGAGAAATACATTAAAGCAGTTGCAACACCGAATACTAAAAGCTTACGAGAGATAAGTTTCTCTTGAACAGCATCGAGCATTCCTTTGTCTTCGTTTTCCATAATAAAATCCTCCAAAAGAATGCCCTAAATAGTCTGATGTATTACAAATTTACCCTTGCGTAACCATCAGCTTTATCAATGTCGATTGTCATATCGACCACATCCTTCAAACTTTCCAAGTGAGTGATCAATAAAACAGTTTTAAATTGAGCCTTAATCATTTGTAGGAGTCTTGTAAACCCTTCCATGTGATCGGCATCAAGAGCTGTTGCTGGTTCGTCCAAGACAAAAATGTTTGACTTTGGCAAAGATGAAACAGAGATTAGTGCCAACCTAACTGCCATTGAGGCGATTGTTTTTTCTGCTCCAGAGCCCATCGATAGGGGTCTAGGGTCATAGTTTGGATGTTTAAGATAGACTTCTAGTTTGTCACCATCTTCATCAAAAAAGACTTGGAACTCGACAATTGACGATAAGACTTTTTGAATCTCCTCATTGATTACTGGTAACATAGACTTAATCACTTCATAAGAGATGCCATTAGCGTGAGTTGCTTTTACAAAAATATCGTAGGCAATGTAGTCCTTCTCGGCATTCGCAATTTGTTCAATCTTTTCATTTGCTTCTTCGATAGTTCTCTTTGTTGATCCCTTCTCAGACATGAACTCGAGAACTTTAGATTCACAGGATTTGATTTCAGCTGCTTTCAGGGACACGGTCTTGTTGATTGCTTGTAGATCTCGACGTAATGAGGATAGATTCTCATAGGCTTCGATGTTATCATTGTAATAGGCCATGTCTGCCTCACAGTCTTTGATGCGACGGTTCATAAGGGACACCTTGCCTTCACAGTTTTCCCACTGTAGGGACGTGTTTCGAACTTCTGATTGTTCTTTAGCAAAAGCGTCACGCTGAACTTCGTAGTCTTGAACAACTGCTCTAGAGTAAACTTCGTTGATTAAAGATGCTTTCATTTTCAAGTCAAGCATGGCGGAGTTGAGGCGTTCGATATCCTGCTCTACCTCGACAATCGTCACCTTCGCTTCTTCTGCTTTCTTTACGAACTCATTATTACTACAGAATTTACAGCCTGGGTCATACTCGTGGTCGTGGAGCATGTCGATCTTTGATTGAAGCCTAGACTTTTCTCGCTTTGCTTTATCGACAGACTTTTGAGTTTCTTTCATTTTTGACTTGATGATCTCAAAAGTATCTAGATCTTCTTGAGCAACAGTTGACTCTTCAAGCAAAGATGGTAATCTAAGCGTCAAATCTTCAATCCTAGAGCGTTTTGTAGCGATCTCGGTAGATAGCCTATCCATCTCTTTAGAGTTCTTTGAGAGCGATTTACGAGCCTTTGAGAGCATGTTTCTTAAGGCATCAATATCAAGATCTCTTTGAGAAGCTGCTTCAACTTGATCCTGAATCAGCTGCTGTTCTTCTTTGAGAACCACTAATCGAGCAGTGTGTTTTTCGCACAAATCTTGTTGAGTTTGAATATCTTCGAGAATCTCAGAAAATTCTGCTTGTGCTCGAGACAATTTCCGTTGCCAGTCAACCGAATTGAGATGCTTGATGACTCCACGCATCTCTGATGAATCTTGCTTTGCCAACTTATGCATTTGATCGAAGATCTGTAAATCAAGAAATTTGGCAAGAATCTCCTTACGCTTTGTAGAACCTTCGTTAATAAATCCGAAGGAGTCATTTTGAGCAGCAAGTGATGTCATCATAAAGTCCTCTAGAGATCCAAAGATGTTTCGAATATTCTCATCGGTCTTATTGCGGGTGTCGCCGTTCTTCGACTCCTTTTGGATTCCAAATGTTAACTTTCTGAAGTCGAGGTCTGTTTTCGCTGAGATGATTTCCCGACCTTTAGACCTTCCGGTTGTTTTTTCGAGGCTTCGATCAATTTCATAAACATCATCGCCGACAGCGATCTCGAGTTTACAAGAAGCTTGTTCTTTGTTTTGATTGATGATATGGACATTCTTTCTTTCTCCTTTTGATGTCGTGTTAAAAAGGCCAAACAGTGCAGCATCTATAATAGAAGACTTGCCTGAATAGTTCTTTCCGAAGATTCCAACAAGACCATTTAGTCGATTGAAATCCAAAGTGTTGCCTTTTCCGTAATTAAATAGGTGGTCCCAAGTCATTTTCTTAATATCCCACACAACATTTCTTGCAATAGGTGAAGATGACTCGACCTTTTTAAGATAGTCTCGAGACAATTCAACAACTCTATCGCGGATAGAATCATCAATTTCTTTGGAATCCATAAACTCTCTCAGGAATTTTTCCTGATTATCTGGGTTTCGCATATTTAATGCCTTTCCATTCTTTGCAGACTCTACCGAATTTGAAGATGCAGAATTGTTTACGAAGCTGACAGAATAGGTTGACCATTTGACCTGGGCATAATCACATGCGCGCTTAAGTTTTGACATTGGCAGATTGTGATTACAAACCAATCTTAACCTAGAATTCTTAGGTACTTCCACATCAGGTAAAGTTCCATCCTGATTGATGTAGATTGTTATGAAGGGTCTTGGGGATTGAAACAATCTCTTGTCGATTGTGTGCTTGTCTTTTGAGTGGATATTCCAAACTATGTAACCCTTTAGTCTCGACTCTCCGAAATTCTGTTGCACTGTGGATCCTGCATACCACACTCTTTGATCACGATCCATAAATTGTGTCTTGTGGATATCTCCCAACATAGCATAGTCAAACTCTTCAAAGATTGACATGTCATCTTCTCCATGATCCAAAGAGAATCCAGATCCGACTTGTGAGCCGCGAATGGCGCCATGGTAAAGTGCGATGTTAATTGAATTTTTGTTAGATGGATCCTGCCAATTGTCCCTATCGAAAACCGAAAGGACATTGAATGTCAGCCCATCTTCAGGAGAATATTCCCCAGAATTCTTCAACAAAGTAAAGTTTGGATGTTGAAGTGCTTCCACTATTGGCGTTACTGCATCCTGACGGTCACCATTTTTCAGATTACCATCGTGGTTGCCTAAGATCATAATTGTCGGTGCTATATCCGCTAATGACTTCAAGAAATTAGATGCCATTTCAAAATATTCTGGCGATAGTTGAGTCTTCGTGTGTGCAAGATCTCCAGTGTGAACAATATAGTCAGGCTGTTCTTCTTTAAGTGAATCATAAATTTTGTTGAAAACATGTCTGTATTCATCATGGTATTTGAGATTACGGATATGTGTGTCGCTAATGTGTGCGATGCGTTTCATTTGTCCTCCAATGTTTGGTGTTAATATTATTATAACATTTTAGCAATCGATTGTCAAGTATTTTTCTTCGAACTCGTCATAAAAAATTGGGCCGCCTTTCATAAATGTTAGATCAAAAATGTTATAATCAAACCACTCAAGGGCATCAATAGCATCCCAATCATAAGCATCCTTCAGGCACTGTAGTAAAATGCTTACATTATAAACAAGGCATCCTCGTTTGCTATTAAATTCTTTTATTGAATCTTCGAAAATTTCTTTGGGCTCCAAAACAATGAATGAATGACCGTCCTCCACCGCTTCTTCTATTAATTTTTCTGAGAAACTCATTGTAACCTCCTAAAGTTCACATTATAATATAACATGATTGGAGTCTATTGTCAAGTCAATTAAGAAGAATTATCATTTCGGAAGAGACAACAATATCAACACGACCAAACATGACAGAGTACCATGTAATTCCTTGGCCAAAATCTTCGCCCAACAGTTCATCGAATGAGATCACCGCGAGGACAATGCCAACATTTGGCAATGTTTCGCTTTGAAAATCTTCTAAAAAAACAACTAAACTTCCAACCTCAAATTTCTCCACATAAAACCCTCCACTAGTAAATAGTGTCGAGTGTAGCGAGGATCTATTCGATGTGACCTGTTCCCACAACAGACCATTCAAGCTGAACATCAACATAGCCATTCAGACCTTCATAGGGAACTCTCTGTTGAGAAAATCTTGTCATGTGAATTGCAGTCAAGGACCATGTTGGAAATGGCTGGAAATAGGATCCGTCAAAAAAGAAAGAGCCCGTGTCTTGGGTTGAACAAGATGCGACGCCCAAAAGTTGGCTGCCATCTGGTGAATAAGATGCAATGGTGATGTTAAACAAATCTGGTCCTCCAGAAGGTCCCCACTGAAACTGTGTTCCGAATTTGGAAACCACTGCTGCAAATGCATAGGAAGGATCGACATATCGCATCTCATAAGGCTCTATAAAATCATAGCCTCGGATGGATCTAAATTGAAAAGAAGATCCATCTTGTAGTTGAACATTCATGTTGGTGTCTCGATCATATTGCGATTCAGTAATAAATCCACTATAAATGTTTGAGTTGTTGTTAAACGCTGCAAAGGAATTTGGGTTCCCAACAATGTTTAAGGATGATCCGAGATTGACTCCTTGGATAAAAATAGAAACAGGATTCATAGAGCTTACACACTGCCCGGCTTCTGGATACCATGTCGGATGGGTTTCACTTATTTTATCGTGAAACTTTGCTTCAAACTGAATGGTGATTTCTTGACCTACTCCCATGCATGGTTGGCATGCGACTTGTTCTAAATTATAGTTTACAAGACCAACAGTCCCGCTTAAAGGCTCAGAGGATGGTTCGGTTGATGGTTCAATAGAAGGTTCTGGAGAGGGATCAGTAGGTGCTGTGTCAACTACTGTGGAGCCACTGTCACTGTTTTGGACTTTATCAACCGTTCTAATTCCGATGTCACCACCGCAACTCCACAGTAAAATTGATAATAGCATAACCTCTCCTAGTGTTCTTCGATTATTACATATGATCCTAGAGGGTCACAACAAAAGTCAAGACTATACAGATCAGCAAGTTTAAAAACTATCTCCCTCATTTGAGTAGAGTGACCTGTTATGACTTTGAAACGTGTGCCCCAATGGTCATTAATAAATAGTTCGAGTTTACGTTTCGCGACCTCATGTCGCAATCCGTGTAAATCTATAGTGCACATTATAACCTCAAAGTAAAAAAAACCTCTCCGAAGAGAGGCTAAAAGGTGTGAGAGCTCCGTAGAACTAAGTTTTTAAAATGGTGGAGATGAGGAGAGTCGAACTCCTGACCCCTTGCGTGCAAAGCAAGTGCTCTCCCAACTGAGCTACACCCCCGTAACCATTATTAAATAGTGTGAGATAATTGATTTGGAATGTTTTCTTTTTGTCTGCTTAGAATATCTCGATAGCGGGAGACTACCTTGAAATAAGACGATGCATCGCACTTAAGCAGCCAAGAATGGAGCTGAGCGAACGTTTGGGTTTGGCTATGTCTTACCATTCCGTAGTGCTCTGAAAGCAGACTGAGAGCATCCTCGGGACTCGTTATTGTCCATTCTTTGGTCTTTTTCTCTTTTATTCCACAAAAGTGATTAAAAGTGTAGCCAATCTCTGAAAACAGGGCAACAAGGAACTGGGTTCTATGTAATCCTTTGAGAGATATCTCCCCATGAGAATAGTAAGACCATTGAAGCCAATCGATGTCTCCGACCATCCAATCTATCTGGACATAGTCATCTGTTGGACCATTTTCGTCGTGCTGAGAAAAGCAGGTGAAAATGTTTCCTGCGGTTACTCGATCTCCAACATCTAGATTGTCTGCGAGTTTTGCGGAGATTAGAGTTAGTAATGCACGCATTTTACTCATGTCAGGTGTAGATGTTCGTGCTCTCTTGTGGATTTTCTCATAAAGACTGTTCCAAGTCTCATAGTCAATGCCCCACTTTTGCAGTTCCGGCTTTGTAAAAGACCGAACAATATGAGTTGAATCAATTGCTAAGTCAAGATCTCCCGAAACTTCTTTCTTTCCTGCCGAACCTACTGGCTTAAAGAACGTAAGAGAGTGGGCCTTCTTTGGGAAAACTTCTCCCAAATGTTTCTTGTAGGCTTTTATTGTTGGTTCAATCCTGCTTTTTGGAATTGAAATTGCTTTGTTTTTAAAGATGTTGCCACCCATGTTGTCCTCCGTTGTTTAAAACAATATAGCACGTTAGTATTGTCTTGTCAAATGTTTTCTAAAAGTTTTTCGAAAAAATACATTTCATTCTTGATGGGGCTGGAAATTTCCAACCTTTCTCTAAACTCCTTCTCTCCCATTTCTGATACGTCTTCTTCATCAATGGGGACCTTAAAAACTTCGAGGTCGTACTTGAGCATGGACTTAATGATCCACTCTGCTTTCTTCTCGGCGTCACCGTCAAGAGCCATATAGACCGGTGTGTCGTGCACAGCAATGGCTTGAAACAAACGAGAGCGTTCTCGTAAGGTTGAGCCAAGGATGGGGATTGCGTTGCCTCCTGCTGCGATAGCGTCAAAGACACCTTCAACAAGAACAACGGGTTCATCCCAATCAATCATCAGTTCGTTAAAAACGATATCACGGTCTGCTGGAGGGTTGAGGTACCTATAAGAATGCCCAACGTAACTGCGAGCAATGAAGTAATTGCAATCTCCATCCACGTCAAACGACGGTATAATAACTCTTCCTGCATAACGGCCCTCCTTACAATAGCCAATCTTCCATTTTAGTATTTCTCTCCGACCAATGCCGCGAGACGATAGGTAGCGGAACACGTCCGTTGTCTCCATGGGTAGGTCTTTGTTGCACAACGAGATGAACTCTTCGGGTAAGTCGATGTGTTGTTTCTCTTCTTCGTTGTTTAGTTCTTTGAAGAGATCGTCGAACTCGTTAAGGTCAAGTCTGCCTTGTAGTTCAAGATACTTTTGTCGTTGCTGGTATGTGCCGAACTTTCTTATGATTCGGTAAATGTTCTTTCCTCTTTCGTCGCAGATCCAGCATTTCCAATAACCATTTGCGAAGTTCACCGACATTTTCTTTTTGTGGTGATTGCAATAAGGGCAATGATACAAATGTTCATCGCCCTTTTGATGATAAGACCCAAGAACTTGGGTCACAATTTTTCTTTTGTCCTCGATCATAATGTCCTCCTGTTTATAATGTAACACATCGCAGAAGGCTTGTCAAGTAAAAAGTTTTATTTCTTGTTTGCGTTAAGTGAGTTTCCTCTCTTTTTCTTTTCTTTTTTCAATTACTTTGTCCGCCGCTTTCAATATAGCATATTGATCTGTCCCTCGGCTCGTCATCCACCCAAGCAGACCCCGGAGTTGTTCATAAGTCTCGTCGTAAAGCTTGGCCAGTTCCATATTTCCTGCTTGTTTTGCTTGGAAATACTTACGTCTTTCTGCTGTGATGCGATAGTCGAGTGCTTCCATGGGCGCTTTCATTCCAAGCTCTATGTACTTAAGTTTTTCAACCCAAGTTGAGCCTCGGTTCGGTTTATCCACCATAGGTGAATCAGCAATCCAAGGTTTCCTTGGGTTCCTTTGTGTAGAGTGGGAATCATACGAGATTTCGCTGCTCAATTCTCTTGTTTGCTTATTATATTCAAGATATTCATCAATCCAGGCTGGATCTCCCTGATAAGCGTCTACCAATGCCCTAGCTTGATTTATTAGATCTTCCCTCCCTGAATCGAGCAAGCTGATGAATTTGGCCATTGCTTCTTCGGAGGGAATATT